CGACCCTCTGAAAACGGCTCCATGAAGCCGATTTGAAATTAGACATGCTGTCTAGCTGAGGCTCAATTGAGGCTCAAATGAGGTTTTGGTGAGCCTCAATCCACAGTTTTCGTGAAAATATTGTGAATATTAAAAAAATCTCGGGATACGGAACGGCACGTCTCGGATACCGAGATGCAGGAGACTGCGGGCGTGTTCCCGGCGTAACCCCCTGTGGCTTCGCGGCCATCCCTGCGACACGCCGCGATGTCGGACGCAGACCCCGTTTCCACGGCGTGTCCCGACGAATATGCGAATCTGTGTCCAACTGTGTATCCCCGGCCCATCCGCAGCCCCTTCTGCAGAGGACCGCCCGAAGAGCGGAACCCTTGGAAACCAAGGGCTCATACCATGGCTCCTGCGACTGGGCTTGAACCAGTGACCGTCCGATTAACAGTCGGATGTAGAATAAAAACAGCCCTACCGCCACAGTCAACAAACGTTGGTATTTCAACGTTTGTTAAACATTTGATAATCATTTGATAATCATCTGTTTGTGTGCAACTGTGTATAACCAACAGGTCGGACGGAAAACCAAGGAGACCAAAATGCCACGCAAAGCACGCAACGGTGTCATACGCCCATACAAGATCGAAGTCAAGAAGACCCTGAAGGACGGCACCACCAAAACCTACGTAAGATGGAAATGCTCATTCAGGGGACACCAATACACGGCACAGACCTACCGCGCATGCGACACGAAACTCAGGAAGGCCATCGAAGAGGAAAACACCTTCGGCATGACCTCCGACAACAACGTACGCTTCGGTGAATACGCTGCGGCATGGCTCGAACGACGCAAGGCCGACACCGACCCGAAAACATTCGCCAACTACACGACGCTGGTAGAAACGCACCTGCACCCCTACGCCAACCAGAAACTCGGCGAAATGAACGCCACACGCTGCGCCAGAATCATCGACCACATGAAAGTCACCGATCACCACGGCAACCCGACCGGCAAAAAAGCCAGCCTCAGCCTACGCAAGCAGATGCGCACCACCCTCAACCAGATATTCAAATCCGCCGTCGCAGACCGCATCATCCCCACCAACCCCATGCAGGGCGTCCCCACCCCGAAAAACAAGGACATCACCCACGAGCTCGTCAAGGAACGAGACGCGTTCACCGAACAGCAGGCGCACGACATCCTCGTCGCCGCCACCCACCTCGGCATCCGCGACGGCGCGAAGGAATGGTTCCGCCTCTGCACCGGCATGCGCCCCAACGAAGTACTGGGAGCCAAGCTCGAAGACCTCACCCTCGCCGCCACGCCGGACGGCATCCCCTACGGCTCCTACAACGTCAACTGGAAACTGGAGGAACTGAAAAAGGACCACGGCTGCGGCAACCACCCCAACCGCAAAGGTATATGGCCCTGCGGATACAAGCGTGCCGCAAGCTGCCCGTTCTGGAAATGGCGCATCCCCGAAGGATTCGACATGGAGGAACTGGAAGGCCGCTGGTGTCTCACCCGTCCCAAATCCAAAACCGGCCGGCGTATACCTATCGTCCCCTCCCTCGCACAGGCCATGAGCGCCTACCTGAAGGCAACGGAACACGTCCCGAACCCGAACGGGCTCCTGTTCCGCGACGACGACGGCAACCCGCTCGACCCCGCCGAAGACATGACGAACTTCCGCGAACTGCTCAAAAACGCGGGCATCGATAATCCCGAAGGCCGCTACCGTCACGAAACCCGTCACACCACCGTCACCATCCTCAAATCCATGGGCGTTGACGACGGACTCGTGCAGGAGATCATTGGACACTCCAGCAGTCTTATGGTTGAACATTACCGTCACGCCAGTCTGGACGAAAGCCTCTCTGCCATGCGGCGGATGGAACAGCCGCTCGGCCTGAAGGAAATCGGATGGGAAGCATGACATGACCCGCAAGCATAAAAGACTCCGCCTCACCCCATCCCACCTGCCGCTCATCCGCGACAAGGTGGCGGCATTCCAGAAGGAACAGCTCAAAAGACAGATGGACAGCATGCCCCAATACGAACGGTACACCCTCGAAATGTGGAATGAACTGGACCAGTTGAAGACCGCGCAACTCTGGTGGGTCAGCCACGACATGGTCCAACTCGTGACGGACACCGTCCTGTTCGGCACGTTCCCCGAAGTCGAATACCCGGCAGTGACCGGCCTGATGTTCTTCGACGGCGGACTGCCCCTCAACCTATCGGACGGCAGGCTGTCCGGAAACATAGTCGCCCTCTACTGGTCCTGCGGGCGTGACGGCCAACTCGCCACCATCCCATTCACAGACGGCGACGACGTACTGGAACAGTCAGGCGCCAAAGCAGCCGGACTGCCCATGACCTGCCCAGTGATCTACGTGGACGAAACGAACCAGCCCGGCCTCGCGGAAGCATTCGCCAAAATCGTCAAGGCGACATGGGCATTGAGCAGCCAACCGCGCATCTGCCAAACCAAACCGGCCCAACCGGGCGGACGCTACCCCATGCCTCCACGATTCGATTCGGAAATCCGCAAAGTCAAGATGCTCATCCTACGGGAGAACCTACACCGGCCCGGCGAAAGCGACAAGGATGACGAACGCGTACGCCGCGAATACTCCCACCGGTTCATCGTACGCGGATTCTGGCGGGAACAGGCATACGGGCCGAACCATACGCTACGCCGCCGCCAATGGATACCACCCTTCGTGAAAGGCCCAGCCGACAAGCCCCTGATCTGCAAGGAAACGGTGCGCGTATGGAAACGATAAGCGACATGGTGGCCGGATTCCTCATCGGCGTAGGCAAGACCACCCGCATGACATACCGGAACGTACTGTCAAGATGGTTGCGCTGGTGTTCGGACAACGGCATCGACGCATTGCACGCCCAACGTCGCCATATCGAGGCGTTCGCCATGATCAGGGCTGATATGGAACCATCGATGAAACGTACCGTCTGGTCGAGGCTGAGCATCCTCGGCTCCTTCTACAAGTACCTTTCCGAAGAGGGCTACATTGGCGAGAACCCGGCCGAACATCTACGCAAGCCGAGGATATACGGGCATTCAGACGGCTCCTACCTCACCCGCGAACAGGCCATAGCGTTCCTCGAAGAGGCGCACGGCCTCGACCCGCAGACCAACGCTCTATGCCGTCTGCTGCTATTGACCGGCGCAAGAGCGAGCGAAGCACTGGGATTGGACGTAGAGGACTGCCACACCGGCGACACTCCACCATGGGTCCGCTTCGACCGTAAGGGCGATTGGACGCAAAGGGTCGCCATCCCCAACGATGCGGCGAAGGCCCTGAAGCACCATATCGGCAAACGTCGTAAAGGCCCCGTATTCCGTGGCGCCACAGGGAAAAGAATGTGCTCCTACGAGCTTACCGGCATCATCTCATCGGTAGCCCTACGCATCGGCGTACCGGACATCACGCCGCATTCACTGCGCCGCACGTTCTGCACGCTCTCCCGAGACGCGGGCGTACCGGACCGCGACATCATGGCGGCGGGCGGATGGAACAGTGCGAGGATGCTCGACTACTACGACATGGCACGCCGAGGGCTGAACGGCATCGCAGGAGAAGGATTGCAAGGATTCCTGCACGACACCCAAACCACTTGACACGGCTCGAAAAAACAAAAATCGCCCCTCCCCTAGGGTTCCAATCCTAGGAGAGGGGCATGCCAATATAAAACCAGCCGGAATCCCGGCAACCCACATCGCACATGACCTTCATGCTTCAACGACGTGGGAAGAATATCCTATAATACCAGCGACCATTTTGTTGACGGCAACGAAATGGTCCGGTCAATGCCGTGACCATTTTCCTGATGCCGGGAGAATGGTCACGACCATCATCTCCGAACATGTTGCCGACGCCAACAAAATGTTCCGTCACTCGCTGTCGGTGACGGTGATCTTGAGCTTGGCGAGCTTGTCCTTGACGGCGGTCTCCACGATCTTCGCGATCTGTTCGGGGTCGGCGCCCTGTGCGGATGCCAACGCCTTGACCGCTTCGGACAGGGCGCTCACCTGTGTGATGAGCTGGCTGGTCTTCGAGTCGATGCCGGCCACTCGGTCGCCCAATTTGGCGCCGCCCTGTATCGGCATCTCCGCGACCAGATTGCCCAATGGCGAGGCGTGGGTCTTCGTGTCCCACTGCGAGAGCCGGAACAGTTCGGTCCGGGCCTCGTTGGCGGCCGCGTCGGTGCCTTGCAGACGGTCTCGCATCTTCACGCCGTTCTGATCGAAGTCCCACACGTCTTCCGCATTCATATTGTCTCCTCCTAAGATTTCGTTCGCTCGATTGATGATTCGGTCCACCGGCAGGGCGTTCGTGCACCTGTCGGGGCACCCGTAATGGTCGGTGCCGGGCACCTCACGGTGCAGGACGACGTTGCCGGTGCGATTGCCGCTGGCATCATGATAGAGGCCGTCCCACCCGTAACGGCGTGCGATGTCGGCACACAGCTGTGCGCTGGCCTCCACCTCCGCATCGGTGACGGGCACACCGGCCATGCCGCCCTCATGCTCGATGGTCACGCCCGAACAGTCGGACTGCCAGTTGGCATCTGCCCAGCTGCCGTTGTTTTCGTCCACCCATTGGTAGACGGTGCCGTCCCCACCGACACCATAATGCGAGGCGGCGCCGAAGCTGGAACGTTGGAAGCAACTATCGGTGCCCGCCAATCTGCCGACCATGATGTGCAATGTGATGTGATCGACGGACTGCCCAAGCCGTCCGCTGTAATGGTTTGGGCTGTCTCGCCAGATTGCGAAACTTGCGCCGGTCATCAGAGATTGCCGCCCGGCTCGAACTGGGCTTCGTCCGTGGTTTCGACGGTCGCCGACTCGGTAGCGGCCTCAGCGGATTCAGCAGTCTTGGCGGTTTCCTCGGCGGTTTCCTCTGCCGGTGCGGTCTTGGCCACCGCGCTTGCCGCGCTCATGGCGGCGTTCTTCGCGGCACTGATGCCATTCACCACGCCCTCCTTTTTCAGGGCGTCCACGAGCTGCTGACCGGCGAGCGAAGCGGAAGTGATGTTCTGGTTCTTCCACCAGCCGTAGATCGTGCCGAGTACGCCGATGACGGCGAACAGGGTGGCGCTCACCTGTTCGTTGGTGAACGGGAGCGGGTTGAATCCAGCCAAGCTCAATCCCGCATTCGCCAGCGAGAAGAGCGTTACGAGAATGGTCACGATGGCCTTCACACGTTCGCCGGTGAGTCCGGGAAGATTGTCATTGGTCTTGTTGGCATGGTCTGCCATGTTTCCTCCTAACAGAAAAGCCACCCCGTGAATGGGATGGCTTTGAAAAATGGTTTGGTCTAGTGTCGTTGCGTGTAATGCCAGAAAACAAGCGAGACGATGGAGAAGATGACGAAGGTCATCGCATCGACCATCAATCCCCCTTACCTACGGTTTCGGGCGCGATGTCGGGCCTCAGTTCGTCCGGCAAACGAGGCTTCGGATGGTGCGCCAGAAACTCCGGCTCCATGATTTCGCAAAACTCTTGAAGCCAATGGAAAAGCGAACGAGTGTAGGTTGTGACCACGAGATTCTTCTGGGCGACCTCGAGATTCTTCTTCTGCTGCTCTTCCAGATTCTTCTGCTTCGCTTCCAGATTCTTGGCTTGTTCGGCTTGCTTCTTCTCCAAATGCTGGATTTGCGCGCCCTGCGATTCCACCTGCTCACGGAGCGGATGTATCACGCTATCGGTGAGAATGTGCACGGCTGTTTCGGCGGCTTCGGCGGCCAGCTTGTCCGCTTCCGCCTGCTCGTGCTCGTCCTGCGATTTCGACCTTCGGTTGCTCCATGCGGTGATGATCGCGCCGACGATGCCGCCACCACCGATCAGACTGATGATGACAGCCGACCAGAACTCCTGCGAATTGAATAGGTCTTGGAACGGCGGCACTATGCTTTCACGACCTTCTGCCAGTAGTCCGGCTTGTCCTTCGGATTGCAGTCCGGCTGGGACGCATGATCGACCAGACACCGGTACATGGTCATCTCGTACGTGCATCGGTCGCCGGTCTTGTATTCCTTGCCGTTGGAATCCCACACGGGAAACAGGACCACATAGCGCAGCGCCCTGTCATCGTCCAGCGAGAGAATCTGACTGGTCAGATAATGTTCGAACGCCTCGCTGCGGCCCAGTTCGGGCGTGATCGCCCATGATTGGATGATCCGCCCGCCGACCATCCGATACGAGGGCGTCATCTTGCAGTAGGGCGGCACTTCCGGCTTGGCCGATTCCACGATGGGATAGCCGTCGTCGCTTAACACGACCACGCCGTCCTTCAAGAATCCGGTAAACATTGGTTCACTTCCTTAGATCTGGTAGGAGATGGAACAGGCAAAGTAGTCGAAAACGGTTTGACTGCCGCCGTAACGCCAGCATTTCACCTTGCCGCTCGGTTCCACCTCCACGTATACGGCGGTGCCGTCCTGATATGCCGCCACGGCACCGTACAGGTACGGTGGCCGGTAGCCCGGTTTGATGTAGCCGATTTCCGTCTGGGTGTTGATGTCCTCGACCATCGCGTTGCTGCCGGTCGGATGCTGCACGTTCACCGTGACCGTCCGGTTCACGCACGTGGCATGCAGTTCGATGTTGTCCCATTTCTGGGATTGCTTGGCATCGATGGAGTCGGATGCGCGCATGCCGTTGATGTTCACGGTGCCGTTCAGGTTCAGCGGATTGCCGTACACGTTCGTGCCGGCGTTTGGCGCGGCCTGACCGATGCCGATGCCCTTGCCGTCCTCGCTGAAATCCAAGATGAACGCGGCCGGGCCGACCGTCGTAAACGATTGCACCGTCGCATGCTTGTCCGTCAACGTGCACCGCAATTCGTAGGTGGAGGATGCCTGATAGCCGCCCGGAAGGATCGAGCTCGTGCCGCTCGTGCCTGAGCTTGCCACGACCACATCGTAATCATGCCATCCGGAGGAATCCTTGTAGCCGAATTTCAGGCTCGTGCACTGGTTGCTCGTGTCATGAGCGGTGTCAACGTGCCAGACGGCGACATGTCTCATATACGTGCCGTCGTCCTGCGCGTTACCCGCCGCGTCGCAACGGTAGGCATAGTATGAGCTGATGGTCGGCGGCAGACTGTTGAGCTTCCACACCGCATACAAGGTGTAATTGCTGTCAGACGTGCCGACATAGGATTGGCCCGGCTGGTATTGCACCGTACCGTCGGCAGTCTCCGACCAGCCGAGGAACGTGTAGTTCGCCCTTGTCGGCTTCGTGTTCGGGATGGTGAGGCTTTCACCCCACCATTTGGTCACGTTGCCCGGCGCTCCCGAACCGCCGTTCGCATTGAACGACACCGTATGCGAGGGTTTCGCGGCCACGGTAAGCGCCAATACCGCCTCGGACAGGCCCGCATAGGCGCCGTTGATGCGAATGTTCGCCCTCGTGTCGATGGATTGCTGGCCGTGCGTCTTGGGAACGTACATTTCCTTGGCGCACAGGGTCACGGACGAGTTCGCGCCGACCGTGATGTTCGTCGGGTCGCCGTCCGCCCACTGGCCGTACGCGGCGGCGCCCACATGCCCCTTCAAACCGATGTAGTTCCACCCGTTCAAGGTCTGCATGCGGCATTCGGCCCGGATGGTCACGCCATTGTTATCCTCCGACTTTATCCACGAGCCGAGCCAGCACCGCCAATTGTGTTGCTGGGCACCGTAGGCGTCAGCCATGTTTTTCCTCCTTACCCCACATACTTCAGGCTCATGTGCCCGTCCGACCGGGGCATGAACGCGTACTTGCCGATACGCAGCGTCTGCAAGACGTTCGCATTGTTGATGTAGAGCTGGTCGTTGCTGATGTAGGCGGCGATGACGCTGCCGACGAGGAACTGCAATTGCGTGTTCGTCAACCGCATCCTCGCCGTCGATGACGTCGCGCCCATCTCCATCACCGGATTGTTCGCATTCTGACCGAACTGGATGTAGGATTGGCGGGCCGCGATTTCCGCGTTCAACCGGTCCGTCAGGTCGCCCACGTTCGTATCGTTCGAGTTCCGGTAGGCTTCCAGCCGGTCGCCGACCTTGGTCGCCGCCTCCGCGTTCGAGAATGCGATGGTGACCTTGTCCCGTGTGATGTTCAGCGAGGATTGGATGTCCTTGAGGCTTTCGTCATCGCCCTCGTACATGCCCTGCACGGCCAAGGCGATGTTGTCCTTGCTGACGTTGACCTCGGACTTCGTGGCCAAGCCGGAACCGTCAGCACCCTTGTAATCCTGTACGACGCCCAAGGCGACCGATTTCGACGTTTCGTCCACGTATGTCTTGGTGCTATACGAGGACATGTCAGCCTTGGTCTGATACGTCTGGGATACCGTGGTCTTGAACCCGTCAAGACCGGACTCAAGACTCGTAGCCTTGGACAGTGCGTCAGAAGCCGTCGTACTGACCTGCGAAATCGTGGTCTTATTACTATCCGCCGTCGATTTCGCCTCGTTCGCCGTCTTGACCGTCGCTTCGAGCGTGGTCGCGTGCTCGCTGATCTTCGTACTCAGCGATGAGGCCGTCTGCTCAAGCGTCGTGGCCTTGCCCATCGCACCTTCGGCGGTTTCCGTGTTCTGCGACACGCGGGCGTCAAGGCCGGATACGGTCTGCCTGAGTTCGGTCACGCTGTTCACGGTCGCGCCGTTCTGCGTGACGACACCCTCAAGCTTCTGCCCGAATTCGTCCAGTTTGGACTGCTGGCCGTTGACGGTGCCCCTGATGTCGGTGATCTGCCCGGACAGTCGGTCACCGGCACTGCTCAACCCGTCGACCTTCGCACGCACATCATCCACCTCGGACTGCATGTCCTTGCGCACCTGTTCGGCCTTCGCGCCAGCCTCGTCGGCCTTCTTCGACATCTCCTCCACGGCGGTGTCGATCTGTTCCATGTCCGCGTCCTGTTCGACCGCGACCGTGATCAGATCGGACTGTTCGGACCGGTTACGCGCCAGCATGCCGGTCGAATCATGCGCATCGTCATAGGCTATCGCATACACGTCGAAAACCGTGCCGATGTCATAGCGGGGGCTCATGAGCATGCCCGCCGAAGACAGGCGGCCCCACGACACGACATCATCCACGTTGCCCTCACGGCGGGCGAAGATTTCGATATACGCGAAGTCGGACGGCACGCCGTCCTCCAACGTGCCATCCCATGACACGACCACGCATTGCATGCTACATGCGGCGGACAGTCCCAACGGCCTGCCGGGGGCGCTCAGGTCGCCCACCCATCTGATGACGCCACTGGTATCGTCCGAACCGTTGGAACCAATCCACGTCTGCGTACCATCCGCATTGTCCGCGACGACGATGCCGGTGGCCACCGTGAGACGGCTCTCCGCCTTGCTCAACGCGGCGGAAGCTATCAGCAGCGGGAGGGCCGCGTCGTCGGGGCGCAGTTCGCTATGGGAAGCCATGCACTCTCCTAACATGAGAAACCCCACCCAAAAGGCGGGGTTAGAAAAAGGGGTAAAGGGCGATTTTCAGGTGACGGGTTCCTGCACGGGGTCGAACTTCAACGACACCTTGCCGGTCTGGTCGCCGCTCATCCGCATCAGCCGCATCGGATACACGCCGTCCGGCCAGTCCGGGAATCCGTCTATCGCGATGTCGAACGTCTCGCCCGGCCAGAACGAGCCGAGCGGATGCAACGGCATGCCGAGGGAGTCCACGTCGTCCGCATCCAATTCGCCCGACAGTTGGGCCAAGGGATACCTGTTCGCGTTCAGCATGCTGCGCGCCGTGGAATCGAGAAGCTCCCACGTCCTCGCATCCGAACTGCTCGTCACCGCCTCGCGCAACGGCCACGGGTCGGCGCGCGACACAAGGCTCAAATCCTCAGCCAGATCGCACATCGTACCCTCGTCCGAACCGGCGCCCGTCGCATACACGCGCATGTAGGGGGCGGCACGGTCGATCTTCACGTTCTCCAACGTGCCCCCATACGGGGAGCATGACAAGGAGAGGCGAATCTTCTGGTTCAGGTAGACGTCGCCGTCGGAACCGGCCTCGAACCGGAAGCGGATATGCTGCGAATCGGCCAAGTAGGGGCGGAACTGCATGTCCGGCCCGCCATCCTCGTTCGCGATGTTCTTCAGAATGTCGGAACAACGATGGTTGGAAACGTTGAAATCCTTGTATTCGACACGTGTCTGACGGGGGATGATCGACTTGTGCGGCCCGTCCGTGGAAGTGCTGCTGCCCGTCTGCTGGCCGTTCGCGTCGAACGTGTACACGGTCGTCGTGGTCGTGACCGTGCGTTCCGCATAATCCTCATGGTTCGTCGTCACGGTCTTCTTCGTCGTCGTGGTCTGTGCGGTCGTGATCGTCTTCACGCTCGTATGGTCTTTGCTTTTCCTGCCCTTGCGGGTCTGATATGTGACCGTCTTCGTGGTGGACACCTTCTTGGTGTCCTTCTTCACGTGCTGTTCCGTGATGGTGGTCGTGTCCCCGTCTATCGCGGTCTCCACGTATCCGTCGGCGGTGTCCACGCGCTTCTTCGACTTCGTTTTCGGCGCGTTCTTATCGTCCGACGCGCCTTCGGCGGGAAGAGAATGCGTGCCGGACTCGTTCAGATAGGGCAGGTCGATGGGCAGTTCGCCGCCCGGCTTGACCGTGGTGCATTGGCGTATCGTCTCGCACGCCAACGCACGCCATGAAAGGTTCTCCCAGATGAAGCTCTTCTTGGACGTGTGTCCCGCGTCCCTGCCGAACGCGTTCTCGTGCACCAGATACCTGTCCTGCAACAGGCCCATCATCGACACGTACGGCACCGACACATCATGCCAGGAACTCGTGCGCACGCCCAACGCTCCGGCCAGGATCGGCGTGCCCAACGACGAAACGTCATCGTTGGGACTCTTCCAGAACAGGACGATGCCCCGCTTGTACGGCTGCAAGGCGGAGGCGCGGGCGGCGGGGGTGTCGCCGGGAATCTGACTCCACGGCAGTTCCAAGCCGCCCACCTCGTCATCGCCGACGCCCTTGCCCTGCGACGTGCTGAAACTCGAATCGGAAACCGTCATCGACCACGTGAAGTTCGGCACGTCCACCGGTTCGGCCAGTAAACCCGTCATCGTATCATACAGGTAGGCGCTCCAACTCACTTCGCCGTACCCCTGTCCCACACTTCCAGAATACGCGGCGAGAACGTCTCCTCATTGTTGGAATGGCAGATGAAATACACGTTCTCGCCCCACGGGACGCGATGGTTGCGGATGCGCACCGTATGACGGCCCGCACCGACCTGCACCAGAGTGCTGATCATCACCGGCTGCCATGCGCGGGACACTTGGAACTGGCCGCCAGAGTTCGGAACGTCCTGCCCGTCCAACTGGAAGCATACGAACCAGCACGCCATCTCGCCGGCATTCTCAGTCGGCTTGTCCGGATGGCCCCTCATGGCGCAGCATGCCGTGGCGCGATAGCGCAATTCCAACAGGCGGTCGGTCGGCACGTCGAACGTGACCGCCTCGTCGTAATATTCCACGACCTTGTTGGAGAAGTTCGCGGGCCCTTCGGTACGATTCTCGAAATAGGCGAGCCGTCCCATCGAAGCCGAATACGGTATCGCATAGTCGGCGCTGTCGGCCGGGGTGGCGGAAGTGGTCACGGTCATGGACGCGGGAACCATCATGCGACGCAACACCGTGCACCCGGCCGGAATGCTGGGCGCGACGGGGCTTGCGGAGGGAGTGCCCTGCGTGACGCCTACCGTGACCAGATTGTCCGAATCCCTGTATTCGACCTGATTGTTCGCCTTGACCCATATCACGTCGATACGCGGATTGGACGGGTCGCCCGCCCCCGTGGCCGGGGTCTGCCCGCCCTCAAAATAGGCGAGCGTCTTGCCGTCCGTCGCGCCACGCGAACAGACCGCGACCCCGGCCGACACGTTGTAGCGCAGGTCGCTACGGCCCGTCACCGACAGGCCGGTGATGATGCCCGTATTGTTCCACTGCGCGCCCAACACTTGGCGATGCGCCAGCGGGGTCACGCCCACGCCGTCGGTGTTCGGGCTGACGCCCAAAGCGGTAGTACCCATAAGATGAAACTCCTTACATGAACGTGTCGCGCACGCGACAATTCACGAACCCATTGCCGAAACTGCTCAACACGACGTTCAACGAACCCAACGGGGGAATCTGGGGGAAGCCACGGGCCGACAGGGTACGCGACACGTCCAAGCCGCCGACCGTGGCCGTCCTCGAACGGCAATCCAACACGAGCGGCTCCCCGTACACCGGTTGGGAGCATACGATGGACTGGCCCGTACCGGGGAAATCCAACCGCACCCCGTCCGGCATGGGGCCGACCACCTCGAACGTCGGATACGCACGCGACGTACCCCCGTTATATAGGATGGCGACGTTCGACACATTCCGGTCGACCTTCAACCCGTACGCCAGCGGATACTGCAAGCCCTTGGGGGAATCCAACGCCTCCCCGTACCTCAGGCCGCCTCCGACCATCGAAGCGTACAACGGCTCCAACTGGCATACGGACTCCACGGAGGACAATATCTCGGGACGTTCGCACGTCACCGTCAACGTATTGTCCTCCAGCCAGCCATCCCTGCCATATTCGCCGTTCGACTTCCACGACGCACGGCCCGTTATGTAACAGTCGTGCGTCGCATCCTTCAAACGGAACCTCACCCTACGGTGGGCGCACACGCGGCGCACGTCGTTCAACAGGCGCACGACCCCGATGCGATCATGCGCCCCCACCGTGAAATGCATCGTGACGACACGGGCCGAATACAGGAAATCTGGCTGCCATACGTCATGCGCGCCGTCACCCTGACCCCGTTCGCTCATCACCGTCTTGTCATCCGGCGAATCATACCAGCCCTCGACGCCATCCTCGGAAATCAGCAGCACGTCATCCTTCGGATTGACGCCGTTGCCGCCATCGAACGTGACCGTCAGTCCGGCAGCGGACAATTCCACCAGTTCCGGGATATCACTCACCGTTGGAACCTCCTAGCCTCGGCCAACGCGTTACGATGCAAGATCGGCGCCGCCGCATACAGGTCATCATTACTGCGGACAACCTTCGTGTTGAACGTCTGATTGACGGTCGTACCATTGGACTCCGGAACAATGATATTCGGCATGACCTCGACCTTATACTGCTGCATCATGCCATTCACACGGCCGCCAGACGCATAAGCCATACGAGACAAGCCATAAGCCGAAGACCTATACGACTTACGGGCCTGAGCGATGGCCTTGTCCAAATCACCCGTACGGTTCAACACGTTCAGGAAATTCGGGCCGATGGTCCTATCCAGCTTATCGACCGCATACGCACGAATCACATGCTCGCCGGTAGACAGCCAAGCCGGAATGGAATCCGACGTGGCGGTACCCGGACCATGGATACGTCCACCGGTCGCCGCAGACACGCTACCATCATCGCCGCGAGTGCTGCCGCGTGTGACGATATCCACATAACGGGTCGCAAGAACTGTTCCGTTCGTGTTCCTGATACTGGCGAACACGCTCTGCACGTTCGAATCATCGCCCATCACACGGCCCCAAGGGCGAGAGATGGTCATGCCATCGTACGCCCGGGTGTCCCTGAACGCCCTCTGCGCATCGTTGTTCTCGCCCATCACACGACCCCAAGGGCGTGCAATGGTCACGTTATCGAACGCCTGTATCGCCGCGAAAGCAAGATCGGCAAGCGTATGCTCACCCTGCACCCGGCCCCAAGGACGCGCCAACGTCACCCCATCATAGGACTTCGTGTTGTTGAACGCGTTCTGGGCGCCGGAATCATCGCCGTCAACATACGCGTGAGCCGTCGCAAGAGTCACATTGTTATAACTCGTATACTTGGCGAGCTTCACGTTCGCATCATTGTCATCGGCATCGATCTTGAAGCTGACGCCCTTGGCTGCGGGAACCTTCTTCTTCTCCAAGTCGTCCAGCTTCTTCTCGGACTCCTCGGCGCCCTCGGTCTTGACCTTGGTCTTCTTCTCCTCCGGCAACGCCTTCAACGCGTCGATCAGCGCATCGACCTCATCCTTGCCTTCGGCCTTCGCCTTCGCATACGCCTTCTTCAACTCCGGCACGGAGTTGATCGCATCCTTCAACGCGTCAATGTCGCTCTTGCCATCGGCCTTAGCCTGAAGATACGTCTCCTTCAACTCCGGCACCTGTTCGATGGTCGTCTTCAACGCGTCGGCCTCGGACTGGCCGCTGATACGGGCCTGAAGATACGTCTCCTTCAACGAAGGAATCTGCGACAGTATGTTCGTGATCTTATCCGATTCGACCACGACCGGCGTGCCATCAGCAGTGAACTGAATCTCATGCTTGCCGTCCGTCAGCTGTTCGACTATCTTCTGCAACTGTTCCGCATCGGTCTTCCCGTTCCAAACGGATGTCAGCAGCATTGTCTTGGTCTGTTCGCGAGACTTGTCTGGGAACAGGTAGGACATGCTTTCGACGATGTCGGCAAGGGTCTTCTGAGCCTCCAACGCCTGAACGCTGACCTGAGTGCGAATCTCCTTCGGAGTCATCAACATGCTATCGTTCAACCCGTTGATGGCATCCTCGGCCACACCGGCATCACGCGCCTGACTGTTGAAATTATCGGACAGTTCCTTCTGCTTGGCGATCACATCATCGGCACTCGCGCCCTGAGCGATCATGGCCGTCAGATAATCGTTGGAACTCGTAGCAAGCGAAGTCAGAACGTCGGAAGCTCCACGGCCGGCCTCGGTAGTAAGGTCGAAATTCCTCTTCTGGTCATCCCAAATCCGCTGCCCCTGCTCGTGAAGCTCCTGCACCTGCTTGATGCTGGTCTTCACCTGTTCAAGCGTCTTATAGTAGGCGCTGGACGAGGCGGCAAGCTGGATGGTCGCGTTCCTCTGGGAACTCAACTCCTTGGAAAGGGCGCTGACCACGGACGTGTGACGCTCCTCCTTCTCGGTGTCGGACAGCAACCCGTCAGCGATGGACTGGTAGCTTTGCCCCTCATCGAGCAGCGTCTGCACGTAGTCGGCGTTCTTATTGGCTGCGGTGGCCTTCTCCTGTAAGGCTTCGGTCTGCTCCTTACGGAGCTTCTCCAAACTCTCACGGGTGACCTGAGCGGCCTTGGCCTGTTCGGTCAACGTGGTAGTCACCGTAGTAATACCACCGGCTGTCGTCGTCTGCGAGCCGATGCCGGCGCTTTCGATCTTCTCCAGCGACTTGATGTACTTATCGTATTCCTTCGTGGAACCGGAAGCCGCCTTGGCCGCCTCATCCTCGTTCTTGTTCAATCGCGCCAACGCGTCGGACACGTTATCGAAATCCTTCGCCGACACCTGCCCGAGTTTGAACTTGTCGAAGAAATCACGGGATGTGCCGAACGTCTCCTTGGTTTTGGAACTGAAATTATCCAAACGGTTCTTCAGCTCATCCAACGAGGAAGCCTGAGCCGACAACGCCATCGGAGTGGCGTTAGCGGCCTGATTGAACGATTCGACCTCGCTCTTGCCCTTGGACACATGCTGCGAATACGCGCTGAACGCCGTACCCGCAATCGTCAATCCGGCTGTCAACGCGATGCCCGCAGGGCCGCCGAACATGCCCAACAATACGGTACCGGCGTCGGAGGCGACGGATTTCAATCCGCTCAACGCCTTCTTCGCCGGGGACACGTTCGAACCGACGTTCCCGACACCCTTCGCGGCGGAGGCGGAAGCGCTGCCCAACATGACGGCGCCCTCGGCGGCGAGACGGGCCTCGGTACCGGTCTTGGCGACGGCGGTAGCGGCATTCTCAGCCTCGGCGGCCATACTGCTCATGCCCTTGGCGGACGACGTGAACAATCCGGCCACGTTGCCATACATGGCGGCATTGCCAGTCAACGATGCGGCGGCATTGTTCCGCTCCAACTGTGCCATTGCAGCCAACAGTTGAGTGAACTTCACCCTCGTGCTATCAGCCGTAACACCCAACTGGCGCAACGTGTTCTGATAGTTCATCGTGTTCTGGATGGTCTCCAACGCGCCGGTCTTCAACGCGGTCCACGCGCTCACGCCGGCACGACCGAACGTCGCCCACAAGCCCAACATGCCCTGAATCGGAGCGGGGAGCTTCGACACCGCCTCGGACACAAGACTGGTCATATTGGCGATGGCCTCGATGGTCGGAGCGGCAGCCTTCAACGAATTGGCGAACGTGCCGCCGAACGTCTTGGACAACTGGCCCGCCATGCGAATCAGATCGGAGAACATCGGCGAAGCCGACGAAATCGAGGACATGACCATGCTCAACCCGTCGCGCACGTTCTCGGAGAACGAAAGGATGCCACCGGACGTTCCGGCGCCCAGCTTGGACACGTCGGCGATGAAATTACCCGTCAACTGTCCAAGATTCGCCATCACCCCGGCCACGTCGGAACGCATTTCGTTCGCCGCGTCGCCGATGTCGTTGAATGCGCCACGCACGCCCTTCTGGGCGTTACGCGCACCGGTCACCCAAGCGTTCAAAGTATCCTGAGCGCTCATGGAGTTCACGGCGCGGTTCGCCTTCTCCAACACGGTGCTGAACTGTTCCAACCCGTTCTGATACTGCGCCAGCGGAGTGAACGCACCCTCCAGAATGCCTTTCAACGACCTCAGGGACGAACCAAGATAACCGGCCTGCTCCTTGACTGCGGACATGGCCGTATCCACGCGGTCGGAATCGTTCATCACATTCTCGGCCCACTTGGAGAACCATTCGGCATCCTTGCTGAACCACTGCGCGAACTGCGGCAAATACTTGCCGCCCACCATGCCCACATGGGACAAAGCGGTGATAAGCGACTCCATGCCGGGAACGAGATTATCCATCGAAGCGTTCACACGGTCGAAGATGGCCGGAAGCTCATTCGCATCATACGACGATTGGACGGCCTTCATCAACCCTTCGACGATCTCGCCCTCATGCTTGGCGAGCGTGCTCATCTCAGGTACGAGGGAATCGCCGATCAGGTTCGCGGTCTCCATGATGGCGGGCTTGGCCACACCATAGAACGCCTTCTGCACGCTACTGGACAGTTCGGCAAGCTTCGTATTGGTGAAATCAATGTTCTCAGCCCAAGTGGTGCCCTTGTCACCGTAGATCATCTTGAACGTCGAATACACGGCGGCCATGCCGGTCAACGCGGTAGGCAGCACATACGCAGCCTTCGACAGGCTCACGATGCTCTTGCCCAAACCGCCGACCGTACCGGCAAGATTGATGGCACCCGCGCCGATATCGGAAAGGACCGTGGACACCACCGCAAGACGCGGCACCTTCTTATCCAACGTGTCCATCAGGTTCACGAGGTTCTGGAAACTGTTCTCCACACCCTTCAGACCGGACGCGCCATACGTCATGCCGCCAAGAATCCGCCCGAGGTCAGTGCCATGGAACTTCGCGAAGATATCGACCGTACGAGGACGGGTGAAATAGGCGAGATGGGCGCGGGCCATCGCGGTCTCCAGATCGACATCCATGTCAAGGGTGTCGTTCTTCTCCTTGAACCGCTTCAGCTCCTCCTCGGCATGCCTCTTGTCGATATGCAGTTCGGACGGAATCTCCGCATCCGGATTGTCCTTCAACTCGGCCGCATAACGGCGCATCGCCGACTCGACCTGCGCATATTCGGCCTGCAAACGCACCGGCACGTCAAGACGCCTATGGCTGATCTCAGCCATCTCACGGCGAACCGCATCGGCACCATCCACATACATGCTGATACGGACCTGCTGGTCCTTCCACTTGGCTATCTCGGAACTGACCTTCTCGAAATTCCCCTGCACGTCATACCGGACGACGGCGTTCGGGTCCTTCTCCAACCGCGCCTTGTTATAAGCCAACTGCCTTTTCAGTTCACGCAGACGCGCCTTCAGCTTGACCGGCACCTCAACGCCGTCGAGCTTCAACTGTTCCATCTGCCTACGGACCTGCTTGAGATTATCCGCATAGAACCTGATACGCGCATCATAGTGAAGACGATTGCCGTTCTTGGCGAGAATGTCCGCAAGGTCCTTCTGGAACTGCGAACCATCCAACCTCACCTTCTCGGTGATGACCGGGTTCTTCTTCAACCGGGAGATACGATCATCCACCTCGGTCAACGCCTTGACGGACTTCTTATACTCGTCAAGGTCGAACCAGTCGGAATTGTTCCGCTTCAACGCGTCCACATCGCCGGAAAGGGTTTCACGGACCTTCCGGTACGTTTCGATAAGCTCTTCGGCCTGCCGGCGTTGACGGTTCCAACCCTCACGTCCACTCACCTCATTGAAGCTCAACCCCTTGTTGGCCTCTTGGGCGAGCTTCTCACGTTCAAGCTGCGCCTGCTTCTGCTTGGCGATAAGGTCCTTGACGTACGCGCTGCCATCGACGGTCTGCTGCCTGAACCACTTGCCGTAGGAGCTTTGCGTTGACATGCGGCCCAACGCCGTATCACGCGCCTTGGAATACTCACCCAACGACTTGGACGTGGAGACGATCTGCTTCTCGAAAGCGGCCACCTTACGGGTCAGCTTCGAAATCTGCTTGCCATCCCCACCTGCGGCGACATCGATGAGATCAGCCTGCCGCGCATGCAATCCGGCAAGCGCCTTCGCCTCACGGTCAACGGCCTTCGTGGTCTGCGTGATCTGCTTGCGTGCGACCCTCTCCTGCTCCCACAGGTCTCCGGTCCGCTCCCCCGCCTTCTTCGCCCTCCTACGCGCTTCGGCCAGCTCATTGTATGCGGCGGTCTGACGGCCCAACTCCTGCTTCAGGTCGCGCATACGGTTCGAACTCTTCACCGCCTCGCGGGTCAGGTCGGCGAACTGCTTACGCTGCTGTTCGGACAGGTTCTTGCTGTTGGCGAGAAGCCCATGCACCTGCTTATACAGGTCATACTGCTTGCGCCTGAACTCGTCAACGCTCTTGTCAAGCCAATTGGGAAGGACATCCTCCTTCTTCGGAGTGAGACGCTTCGAGAAGGATTCACCCTTCGCGAACACCTTCTCCGTCCTCGCCTCAAGCTGCTTGAGGGAACGGTTGACACGCGAATCATCCAATACGGGCTTGTAGTTGAACTTGCGGCGAAGGGCCTCCGCCTGCTCGTTCCACCGGCGAAGCACCGGGTCGGACCCTCTCGTGTCCGCCTCGAACCGCATATGAATGGTGGCATCCTTGCCGTTCCACTCCCTATACGTACGTTCCAACCGTGCGGTATCGGGAAGGAAATTCGCGTCAAGACGAATATCATCGATGCCACGGGCGGCACGTTCGACCTGCTCCCTGAACCCCTTCGTGTCCGCCGTCACGCGGACTACGACAGTACCACCCCTATGCTCTCCCGCCATGAAACCCCCATGAAAGCCAAAAGGAAAGCCCCGCACCGGTAACGGGCGGGGCTAAACGAAAACGGAACCGAACTCAGGTCATATGGAACTTGGAGAACATCCGCATGAAATTCTCCTCCGTGCCCTCGTTCTCCCGACGTGGCGGCTCCTTGTCTGCGCCGGGCGGCAGCATCGGATGCGGTTCGGAACCCTTGCCGCCATACTTGGCGACGATCACCGAATCCATCATGTTACGGATATCGGCCTCGATCATCGCCTTGGAATCCCAGCCAAGCCATGGCAACACCAGAGGCTTCGCACCATCCCGCCCTTCATCCTCCGAAGCGGGGGCCTCCTCCAGCATCTTCGCACGGTACAGGCTATCGGGCATGGCCATGAGACCGGCTGCCAAGCGTTCCGCACGAGCGGGATTCAACGCTCCCGCGGTCAAATCAATACAGTAGAAGCGTTGGAAATCCGCCGTCAGTTCGACGGGGTGCTTGCGGACCTGCGCTTCGAATCGAGTGATTTTCCCAGTTGGTCCGTATAGAACAGCAGAATCGACTCGACCAGCCAGAACAGTTCATCCAAGCCGATACCCAACGTCCACTCGTCAACCTTCTCCGGCTGGGAGGTCAGGGACTTCACCCAATCCAAAGCCCTCTCGACGAAATCCATACGCTCGTCGATCTTCGACTCCACGTCACGCATCGAAGCCTCAACAGGACCGGTGGTCCCCTCACGCAACGTGAACCCGGCCATCCCGGACAGCTTACGAAGCTCGGCGGCCTGCCTGAACTTCAACCGTTCCGCAGGAACCAGTTCAGGCAACAGGACGAACAACGGCTCGCCCTCACACATTTCAGCCCAAGTCTCAGGCATGTGGAAGGCATCATCCCCCGCACCCGACTCGTCCACGCCAGCCTCGACGGTCGTATCCTTGACCTCATCAACCATGATTTCTCCTATCATCAAAAGTCAGAAAATCTCCTATCTATCCGCATGAAAACGGGTGAAAAACAGCCGGGCCCCCGGATAGGAGGACGGGAGTCCGGCATCAACGGCCAAAGCGCTATCAGGCAGCCATGACCGACTCGGGGAAGAACACAATCGGCTTCTTGCCGGCAACGGTCTCGACCTCGGCGGTCATACCCTGCTCCACGAAATCATCGCCCGAGAAGTCAGGACCACCATCGAAAGTGGCCGACACCTTACGGAACAGGGTGCCGAAACGAATCTTCGAAGCATCATCGGAATCCTCCTGCGCCAGAAGGAACAGGCTGAAGGACTGCGGCTTCTTGGTGATATCCACGCCAACGCCGCCATCCTCATCGGCACCGTTGTAGATCAGCTTCAACGTGTCGGTATCCAACTGGAGGCTCTTCGCGGTGATGGTGCAGGTCGAATCCGCATAAGTGGTACGCAGGTTCTTACGAGCCCACGAATTATGCGAAGTGGCGTCACCGCCGTCGAACGAGAACGAAATCTTGTTATCGGCGGAAGTATGGCCCAGATTCGTCCACACCTTCTTCGGGTCGGTACCACCCGTATTATCCGAAGACGGGATGGTATCGGAATTGAGCTTGAAACCCTTGGCACCATCCTTCGGCAGAAGGGTACCCACCGGAGCATAGAACAAGGTTCCATAGGTCGCGATAAGGGTTGCGTCATCATTAAACGCCATGTCTTGATCTCCTTAAACAAAAAGACCCGCCATGAAGCGAGCCTTGGGAAAAATCGGGAAAAATTAGGTCATCCGATACGAAGCGAATCCTCCGCACGGATGGTGAACGACGAAGCGGAATACTGTTTGACCTTCTTACCGGTCGCCTGCTTGCCACCGGCGCTCTTGCCGAACCCCGGATTGCCGACGATACGGATGACACGGCCATAATCGGTACTCCCATACCGTGGCCACTGCATGATCTGCTGATACACTTCGGACGCGAGAGCGAACGAACGGTCCGCATCGGGAGTGGCGATGACGATGTCGATGAGACAATCCCACACGCCGGTCGAATGATTCTTGGACGCGGGCTTCGGCGCGTTCGTATGGAACAGGACCACATCCGAAAAACTGGCCCACGCGTCAACGTCAACGTCAACCTCGTTCAACACATGCACGCCCGGCCAACGCTCATTCGCCTCGAACCCCTTGCACAGGAGCGTATACACCAGCGAATCGAAATCCGCCTGCGGACGTTCCTCGGGATGACGTGCGTAATCAACGGGAAGAAGAGGCATCAATAACCCCCGTTCATTCGCGCCGCATCACGCATCACATGATGGCCCTCGACGAACCGGTGACGTTGCTCGTTCCAAGCACCCCACTCATGTTCGACGGCCACATTCGACCCGTCACGGCCCTCCACATCCAAACACACGTCAGTATCGATGCCGTGATAATGCTTCGACAGGCTCAGATCGCCGGCCACGGAAACGCCCGGGTCACGGCCCACGGCCCTCGCAGCGGCCAACGCCCTAGCGTCGGCAAGCACATCATCGGCCTTCGCGGCGGTAATCGCAGGCCCGAACCATTCGGCGACCTTCGTGGACAGGCGACGGTCAATGGAAACTCTTGCCATCATCCTCACCCCACACATGGTCGTCCGGGTCCGGTTCGGGAGGCTTCGGCCTTAAATCGGCAGGCAGTTCCGAATAGTCGGCGTTACGACGAATATGCATCTCATAATGAGGCACCTCACCATGTTGACGGTGCGTAGGAGCGCCATCCACGTCGTAACAGTCACCCTCATACCAGACCTCCGTATGAATGTCGCCATGCCATTCGACGGCGACTATCTGCGAAGGCGTGACCTCTCTCAGGCCACCCCAAGTCTGCGGCGACTTATCCTCGGAACCGGAAATCGAAAACATGCCCGCCTGCTGTTCACGCCCCTCAATGGAACACCAACACCAGTAAGCCTTATCGGACGGCACATAGGTCGTACCATGCGCGGAACGCCGAATGGTATACGGGACGACGATCACCTTATCCTTGTACAGCAAGGTATCCGGCTTGGCCCAAGGAATCCGCGCCATACCGTCATACGGCTTGCCGCCACCCAGCACGTCAGCCGCGTGAGCGTCATACGGATGCCCCAAATCCCATGTTTCACGAGACAAAAGGCATCACATCCCATAAATACGGTTCACGCCGACACCAACCGTGCCGATGGGACCACGGCCCGAAGCATACCCGTCAAGAATCTGCTTTTCGCGTTTCGACAGATACAGGTTCGGACTCGCATCCTTCCCCGGCTGGTTGTCCTGCGGGTCAAAGCGGGTGAACTGATACGTACCGTTGGATTCGGTCTTGATATCCGAATAGCGGATGACACGCCACACCATCGAACAGACGACGTATTCGAAATCCTCCACATCCAGATCGCCCGAATCCAACCGGGGTTCGCAGTTCGTACTGCCCGTGATGGCGATGGTCACGGCCCTACGGCACATGTACTTCACCCACTCGTTCGGGAACCTATGCAAGGTATCCGCCTCGTTCAGACAGTGCAGCTCCATGCATTCCAGCCAATCGATACTGGAAGTCACGCCATTAGCCATGAAGCCTCACCCCCTGCTATCAGGCGAGAACGTCGGCCTTGAAGGTCGAAACCGCCTCGAACAGAATCGGCACGAACGTGCCGTTAACCCAAATGTCATAGTTCAACGGGGCCTGATGGGTCAGCATCGCGCCGATAAGACCATCATTGACCTTCTTGTTGATCTCATACTCGGAGTTCTGAGCCTCGGCGGTCGGACCGGAAACGGTGGCGCCAAGAGTGGAATCATTGAACGACGGAAGCAGGATGAACGTCTTATCCGGGAACACGGTAGCCACATCCGCATCCATGTTGAACGTGTTATCCAGCTTCAGGTCCTCATACGCCTCATCGACCAGCAGCACGTCGGTGATGCCGTTCTGGGAGCGCAGAAGGCCAAGAACCTCGTCACGGCTCAGATAGGTCTTCGAATGCTCAAGGTCCATGCCGGACAGTTGGGTACGCAGGAACTCGTTGGTGCGCAAAGCGTCGATGACCTTGCCGGTAGTGGCGACGGCATGCGGCTTACGACCATAGTTCTTACGCATGATCTTCACCCAAGCCTCGATATCCTTCACAGGATTCGACTTGTTGTCACCCCACTTCACGGTCGGGGCGACATTCTGCTGGGCGGTCGGACGTCCGAACGAATACTGCACGTCGGCGCCGTTCTCCTTGACGGTGACCTTACCCAGCACGAGGGCCTGAAGACGTTCGATTTCCTCGGTCACGCCGGCCTGCTGACCCAAAGCCTCGAACTTACCCTCGGCCTTGTCATGCAGATACGAAGTGTCGTTCGCATGCGAAGTGAGATCACGCTCGGAAATATGGTCCATGCCGGACAGCGGAATCAGACCGGAATGGATTTCCGCAGTCGATGTCTCGGACTTGGTATGGCCGATCTCGGCATCAAGCGCACGATGCTTCATCGCACGGGTCTTCGACTTCGGAATGACCGGAGTCCACGAGGTAATCCACTCACCCTCATTGGACTTGACCGGGAAGATATTGGAGAGCGGCAGGATGCCGTTCACATAGTCATGCCCGGCCTGAGCGACCTCGGTCGCTTCGGACGGCGGGATGATAGTCTTGTCAATAGCCAAGAAAACTCCTTAGATATGCGAAAACCCGCCACGACGGGCGGGTTTCGGGAAACGTTTACAGAAGTCGAAGCCTGTTTCAGGCGACGGTGATGGTCACGGACTGGCCGTTGGACAGGGTCGCGGTACCACCGGTAATATTGCCGGTACCATCCTTGGTGAACTTGATGGCGGTCACGGACGCGCCATCGGCACCCTTCGGGCCAACGCCGGACACGGCGGAAAGCGGAGTCACGACATCGTTCTCAACGTCGTAGAACTCACCACCCCACACGGCGGTATCCTCCGGCTTGACCGGAAGATTCGACTTCACGATGTCACCACGGAACGTCATGCCGACCAGCGGGTCATCAAGGTCCCAGCCGCTCATATTGATGTTCACGGTGATCTGCGACTCCAACAGGCCCGCGATCTTCGTCTGACGGCCATCGGAAGCGGTCTTGTCATACGGGCCATAGGAGCCGACGTTCGCGCCGGAAGTGATCTTCGCCAACGGAATGCCGGAACGAATGTAAACGGTGGTGGCCTTCGGACCCACACCGGTCAGATACTTGTTATCAGCGGTCTTGAACAGTTCAGGGACGATGGTGACGGACACCGAATCATTGGTGTTCTTCTCGCCATAACGCCAAGAATTGTCCTCCTCAACGGTCACCACACCGGAGGAATGAACCATTTCCTGAGTCATTTACTCGATTCCTTTCGAAAATAGGAAAACTTACTTCTTGTTGCTCCTACGAGCCTTCTGACGTTCCATCGCACGCTTGTAGGCGTCGCCGGACTGAGCTTTCGGATGGGAGGTGCCGGACGGGTATTCGGCCTGCATGGCGACCTTGCGCGCCAGCGCATCCTCGGTAGGTTCCGTCTTCACCGACTTCGGGTCGCCAACCGGATTCAGGGAAGCGTACTTCTCAGCCCATGCGGCGATCTTGTCGGGCTCCTTTTCGGAGCACAGGGAAAGAGCCTCATCCGTCAACTGCGGATACTTGCTCTTCGCGATCAGATACGCGTTTTCGGTACGGACCTTCGCAAGCTCCGCCTCGGCGGACTGGAAGGCCTTCAGATTCGCGGAAGCACGGTCCTCGTTCTTACGACTCATCGCCTTCCACTTGGCAAGCTCGTCACCCTCGGCGGGCTTGCCCTCATCAGCCGGAACATCCGCACCCTTCTGCGGGTCCGGCTGCTTGGATTCAGGAGCGGCGGCCTTGTCCTTGACGGATTCCGCAGCCTTTCCGGCCTCCTCCTGCTTCGCCTTTTCGGCTTCTGCTTCGGTATTATCTTCAAGGGTCATCGCCCTGATCTCCTATCTGTTCTATCTGTTCTCATGCGGCCAGCCCAAGAAAGCCGCGCGAATAGCTGAGCAGACTGCGGACATAATCCCAAGCCTGCTTCGTATGGGCTGATTTCCTAAAGTTGTACGTACGCCCGTCATAACGGAAACGCACCGAATCGGAGGAACCCTCCAAAAGCTGCCTGTAGTGCGCGTCGAACTCGGTCGCACGGTTGAACATGCGTTCCATCTGCCGTTGCGTCATCTTCATGTCGGGAAGATGCCATTCGGCCAAGCCCTCCTTGACCGGCGCATCCTTACGCAGAAGAACCGGGCCAAGCTCACTGTTGTTGGTGACCTGCACGCGCAGCTTCGTCAAGTCGGTAGCATTCGTGGAATACGATCTGCCAGCCGTCTTCCCCGCAGCCTTGTAGATGGTCATGAGGTCGCCGTCGTTCAACTTCAATCCCGGGTCATGCTCCGACGTGATCGGCGCCACCGTACACTTGCAACGATTATGCATTGGCATCAGGTCGCCGCGAGTGAACGTGTTCGTAGCCGCAACCACGCACAGGCCGCACGTACCGGTCTTCGACAATTCCGGATGAATGATACGCCGATAACGCGTTATGCCCGACGCCTCATACCGTTGCTGCGTGGCACGGTTCGCAGCCACATTCCCATCCGTGACCGCATTGTTCTCCAACTGGCCCTTCGCCGCATCCAACCAGCCCTGAACCGTCTTCGCGACATTCCCGTCAAGCCTATCCCAAGCCTCCGGGCGAATGTCAGGAGCCTTCACCGCCTCACTGCGATACGCGTCGGCGGCACGCACCGAAACCTTCCAAGGGTCCGTATTGTCACGCACCACCTCATATTCGGGAATCTCACCCAAACCCTGCGTCATCACCAGCCGAAGCATGATATCCGCATACGTGATGCCACACCGGCGCATCGCCTTCACGAACGCGATCTGCTGCTGCGTCACATACGCGGCGGCACCCTCGGTCACCGCATCGTTCCACCAGTCAGCCGGAGTCAACGAACGCCACATGTTCCAAGCACGGTTCACATACTCGTCAACCAGCCTGCGACGCTGTACATCCAACGCCTGAACGGCACTCAACGCACTATCGGCCATCACACCTCCAGATCAGAGAACGAATCCCCCTCATCTGAAACGTCGGACGACAAGCCATCCGAACCGGACGAATCGGAAGAGAACGAGCCGGTATCATCCAAATACGAACTGTCGGCCAACGATTCGGTCTGCCGCGCATTCGCGTCCAACGCCGCACTCTGCCGGGACATCGCATTCAGGAAACTCGTATCCTGAGCATCCTGAATCATCTCCGCGATCTCCGTCTCCGTCATATGCAGGAAACGACGGGCGATGGTCTTCAACGGAATGACGCCCTTCACCTGAGACGCGGCCTCAGCCATCTCCAACTCGGTAGGCAGGTCGATAGGCTCCCACGTCGTCTCGAAACGCTCCTCGGAAGCATTCGAACCCAAAGCTGTCAAAGCCATCTTCAACAAGAGCACGAACGTATCGTTCGCACGCATGTTCATATCACGGACCTTCAACCGCAGCATACGAGTGGTCAGCTTCGCCCCCTCGGCCGAACCAGCCGTATCAGGAGACAGAATCGACAACGGCGTACCCGTAGAACCAGCCAAATGCTTGATATCGGACGAAGCGGCGGTCACAATCGGCGTAATGTCCGTAATCGACGATTCGCCGATCTTCGCATCCGCAGGCAACAGCCACAATGCGGCCGGACCCATCTCGAACAATTCCGAATAGTCGATCTTGTCACCGGCCCTAGCACGATTCGCCTTCACCGCAGGGTCGTTCTTCTGATAGTATTCCGGCATATCGCCTTGAACCCAACGCTGCTTGAACGCCTGCATCTCCTGAATGCACAACCGTTGGAAACGCTGCTGGTCAATCGACTTCAACGTCTTCAGACTCGACTCGAACTGGCCCTTGCCGTTCGGAGTCGTCATCTTCACAATGGGAAGGCACCCGCACTTGACAGCGAAAGCCCAATCCCCATCGGAACTCGCACCCTCCCATTCGAACTGGGCCTCCAACTGAGGACGCTTCTGCGAATCATCATTCGCAATGCCATACACGGTATCCTCATCATCAACCGAATCCGAAGGCAACGTACGCGCTTTCGTCTCATGCTTCGCAGTACGCGAATAGACCTTCTGAATCTGCCCGTCATCATTGCGGATGATGCGATACAACGTGATACGCTCGACCTGCTCATCCTCGGACCAGCCATACACGATGGCCGAATCCTTATCATCGGAAATCTCCGTAGTCCACGGACTCAACCGCTGAATATACGAAGGACTGCCCTTCGAGAACACCATCGCATACGCCGCACCATAAAGCGACGCATCCATGAACATGTTCAAAGCACGCACATCCATGCCGCACTTATCCCACATGTCATCGGCCTCGGTGCTACGCATCGTCTTATCCGCAACCAGACGAAAACCGGTAGGATGCTGCGAAGTCACGACCGCATCCACAATCGTATGCGCCAGATTCAACGGACAAATATCAACGAAACGACGATAAATCGCAGAAGCCGTGGAAGTCGCGGACTTCGGCACCGACTGAAGCGGCACCTGCTCACGCCCATCATAGAACGTCTTCAACGTACACAAATCCGGAATACGATTCTGCAAACGCGTCGCCAACCGGGTCAACACCAGCCCATCGCCATCCGGCTCATCATCACCGGGAACAAGACTCGTAATATTCGGAGTCTGGGAAGACGTAGCCATAATCCCCCTAGAAACTAATAGACGCGCTCCGCATGCCACCTCGACCGGCTCACCCTGCCGATACCCGCCTCCAAATACTTGGTACGCGCGGTATACGCCAAAAGACCAGCCATACAGGCATCAATCTTCAACGGACTGTTCGGCGTCTCCTTATAAATCAGATACTTCGACGAACCATCAGGATTCGTCTGACGGAAATTCTTACGACGAGCATTACGGAAATGAGCCAGCAAACGAGGGTCAGCCATCAAAGCCACATCACCCAACACCGGCTCATCATCGTCATCACACGGCTCCCAATCCTTCGAAAAAGCCGTATGCATGTCGATAAGAGACTGCATCATCTCCGAACGCCAAGAATTAGTGTGGAACATGATCGGGTCGCCATTGCCGCGCATGGACACCAAATCCAAGCGCGCATAATCACGCTCCCAACCGATGATCACATCACGCCAATACGCGACATCAGCGAAGAAACCGACAACGTTGAAATTATCCAACATCCAACGCGCCTTACGGTCGAACGCGTCAACATCCACACGCCAACCCGCAGCCTCCGGCCCCTCCGGCTTCTGCTCCAACCTGATCAGGAACAGCAAGCCATCACGCACACGACAACCCACAAGAGCCGTCGCATCATCCGACAAGGAACCATCGAAGCCCAACGTGATCTCATCATCCTCGGAAATCACATCACGCCACACATCAGCATCATTCAGATTCGTACCCTCAGGCACGCCAGCGAACAAGCCGATGCACTGCGTATGCTTACGAATCATGGAATCCGCCAACCACGCGTCGGACACGCTCGTCAACGAGTTCAGGAAGTAACGAATCGAATCACCGACATCAGACGCAGGGTCCAGAATATCCGCCATCTGACCACGAATATCAACCCAACCATCCTTCGACGGACCCGGCTCAACACCCGGCGAACGCAAAGAATAACCATCCTCGCTAAGCCCATCATCCCCAACTGGAACGATACGGCCATCAGGAAGAATGATATGGTCACGACCATCCTTCGACATCGCAGCCGAACCATAAGCCTCATACAAGCCATGCTTCAACTTCGCAATATCATTAAGATCGTCAATGCCAATGGAAGAATACCGATGGTCGAACAGGAGCTTCTGGTCCTTCATACGACCCTCGCGAATATCCCTCGCAGTCTTATACGTCAACTCCGCAATGGACTCCTCACCCGGACGATACATCGTCGTCGTCTCAAGAATCCACGGGTCAGCATCAGCCTTACGCTTCGACTTATTACGCTTCAACACATGATACGTAGCCTTCAACTTCGGCGTATTATACAAATGCGACTCATCCGCAATGATGAACGTCTCCTTACCGCCATCCTTGGAAGCGGAAGCAGACGTACCCGGCTTAATGGAACCACCCTCAGGCAGCAGGATACGGGTCTCGCCCACATCCAACCCCTGCCCCTTCAACGCGGACAACGGGCCATTATTGCAATTGTATTTAATGACGTCATACACATTGCCCGTCTGATCTTCAGACGTAGCAATACAAATCACATTCGGACCCTGAATCGGACGACCCATCGGCTCACCCGGCAGATACACATACGTCTGCCCAAGAAACGTATAGGTCTCCCCACCCTTCGCCCACCCGGCGAAACGACAAGGACCCAACGCCTCAAACAAGCCAAGACGAGCACCCTTACCCGACTTGTCACAACCCTTCGGACGACTCAGAAACACATGATCGAACAACCGTTCGCCATGCTTATCCAACGCATAACAGTCAACATAGAAACGGGAGTATTCAGGACTCTCACGCACCGGCTTATCAAACGCCGGCTCAGAACCCACCACACAGAAGGTCTCAATCCACCACAAGGCCAACCAGCCAAGCGAACGCTCCCTGTCCTCAACAGTAAGATTCGGGATAACGTCATGCATGCGGCTACCTACTCAACGCACCACGACGTTCCCAGAAATCCTCCATCCGAACAACATTCGCGCCAACACCACCAGCGGCACCAACACTCAAATCATCCGGCTGCGGCGTATCAAACTTCAACCGCACACGAGCCTCCGGCGTCACCCCAAGCATCGCCCAACGCTGACGCAACTCAGCAGCCAAAATCGCACGACCCTTACGAGCCTTCCAAAAATCATCCTCCAAAAGAACCGTCTCCATGAGAAAATCCCAATCAGGAGCACAACCCATACGCATAGCAAGCGGACTCGTACGGAAATTCTCATACATATTCCGAGCACGAGCACCCCACTCCTCCCCCGTATCAGGCCTCAACTCCGGCAGCTCCGGACCCATCGGCCTATCAGGATCGGAAAGAATCTGAACCTCGTTAACCCTACCGGCCCGACGATTGTTCCCTGCCACTAATCACGCTCCGCTCCCGCCCCTTCCGGGCAACCATCCGGCGACGCGGCCTTCCGCCAGCACACCGGTTATGAACGAGAATGCGGTTCTCCAACGTCGCCTCACGCGACTTCTCCACCGGAACCTTCCACTCAAAAAACGGGCCGAAAGCACCGGAAGAATCAAAATCAACCGGCTCACCACACCAATGGCAACAGCCGTGACACTTCTCCACCACCTGAGACCGCGTGAACTCCTCCACACGAATCACAGGCCCAAAACCCTCCGGCGCCACCGGAGCCACATGCATCCCAGTATCAGGACGCTCCGGCAAATCAGGATTCACCACACGCATACGGTGATAACGCAAACGACACCGAGACGAACAAAACAACTTATCCGCCCTACCCGGCTCAAACCACGTAAAACACACCGGACACATACGACGACGAACAGGCCTCACCGGATTACCACTACGCCGATCACGGTCATAATGCCTACGACACAAATCACGCGCACACACCGGCTCCAAACAACCCGCCACCGCACAACGGCCTACGCCCGAAACGCCGGATGCGAATACCATTCCGCCTCCTCGCGCCGCCGACGCCGCTCCACGCGAGCATCAGCACTCTCACGCTCCGTCTTCAACATATGGTGATACGAACACAACACCTGAAGATTCGACGGCGAATCATCATCAGGCATGCCATTGCCGGCACGCACAATATGATCGACCTCATTACCCGGACGTCCACACAGATGACGTTCGCCGGTATTCCAATCAGTAACCACCTGACGGCAACACCAGCCATCACGTTCGCCGACGATCTTCCGCGTCCTCTCCCAATCAGGATTGAACCGCTCCCTACGACGAGAAGAAGACCAAGCCATACATCCCGTCCTTTCAAAAAGAAAACGGGCCGGTTGACGCTCTCAGCAAAAATAACCAAGATAACCACACTGTGTTCTGATGCGAACCGGCCCAAAGGGTCCCAGACGGGAGTCGAACCCGCTCGGTCGGGCGAAGAAGGGAGAAAAACGCCACCACTCTACCGTTGAGCTACTGGGACATGTGCGAGATTGACGGCGGTACCAACAGGCCTCTCGCATTGGACCTGAAACCGAATCGCACCTTACGTACGCCGGTGCCATCTGCGGATGGTGCAGGATTCGAACCTGCGGACCCTCACGGGCCTTCTGGTTTCGGAGCAGATGCCTTCGACCACTCGGCCAACCATCCCTAGCGCGTCGGTCAAGACGAGGTATAGCACCACGGCCTCGGACGACATGTCCAGACGGGGAAGCCCGTAAACTTCCGAACCCATCTGCTTGCCGACGCGCCCTCATGTCGGAACAGGACCCCCACCAAAGTCCGATTCAAATTATTCCGACAAGCGTCAGCGTACTCAGTCCCAGCGTTGCAGCAACGTTGCATGACCTATATTTGTGAAGATATGGTGAAAGACGGTGGAATCTGTGGTATTCTGGAGTGGTCACGGCGTCGATGAAACGGCTGGCTCAAAAAGGCTGGGGATCGCATTCGGCGTCAGGACCATTGACCGTGCGGCCAGCGGCGCCTGCCCGGGGGACCCTTCCCATACCGGGGTGTGTGGTTACGCCATCGTAGGTTACGCCATCGTAGGTTACGTTTTTACCGATTCTCGGTTACGTTCCGTACTTGAGTCTCGACGGCCCAACTTTCGTTATTGTGTATAGTGTCTAGTTTTTATTCCTTATTGTCTATATATGTCTTACGTTTTATCCCCTCTAACGTGTCCGCGACACGCCGATGAATGTCAGTGTTTCCAACGGTTTTACCCTCTCTGTTTACGTCGGCTTGACGCTGACAAATGTCAGCGCTAGAGTAAGGGTAACAACAAAAACCACGACGAACAGAAACGGAGGCCACGAGATGAACCGCCCGCCCTAGACCACAGGCCGCAAGGCCCGACATCACAGCCCCGGCACCGGCCGCGCGGCATTGACCCTCACTAAAGGCATGAGTGGGTCTTTATGGCACTGCCTATGCCACTAATCAATCAATCAACCACAACCTTTTAGGGGGTGTACTATGCCCAATTTCACCGCTGCCGACGTGCTGAGCGAAGTCGTCGGCATGATCAAGGAAAGTGAGGCTTGGACAAATGGCTGCAAGCTCACGTGGAAAAATGCGGACGTGTCCGTCCGCCTATATCAGGTAGGGGGTACCGGCAATGTTTTCTGCATGTGGTATGCCCCGCGCAGGGACGGTGTGAGCCACCTCATCCGCCACAACTACTGCATCACTGGAGATTCCCTCAATGATGCAGCGGCAAAGGTTTTCGCCCAAATGCAAAAAAATTTCGATGTGCGCTAGTCGCACTCAAAAAAAACGGAGGTTAAACCATGGGAAATAAGTTTGGTCCTTGCGCTGTGATGGCGCAAGTCACTCGCATGACCAAGGATGACGCCATCAAGTGGCAGGTCATCGATGGTGAATTCGCCGGAGATGGCGTCCGCCTGTGGCGTGAGGGTAATCCCCTCGAGCACTTTGACGTGTTCCCGGATTACGAGGCTCTTGCCGATGTTGGCGAGGGGGAGCCGTTCCGGCCGGCCGATTCGTTTTTCATCGTTTCTTTCGTGGATGATTCTTCTGGTTTCGTCTATGATTACGATTTCACGGGGTCTACCCCCCCGTGAGGTTGCGGAAGAGGTTTTCGCGGCCATGCAAGCCGAGCTGGGCGTGTGCTGAGTTCTCATTATCAATTTTATAGTCAACAAGTAAAGGGAGTATTGTCATGAAGCCGATTATCGTCAATGGAACCGCTGGTAATGTCGCCAAGCTCGCTGCTGAGCTGGATGGGGTGCAGTCTCGTGCGAGGGTGCGTACCGTCTCTGCCGAGGACGTCAGCAAGGCGTTGGATGGGATCACGGCACGGTTCCGTATCCCCAAGACCGCCATGGAGGGGGTGCGGGTGACTGTCGATCTCAATGCGCAGAAATTCCCGAATGCCTATAATGGCATCCCTGAGTCCACGTTTTTCTCTGCCGTGTACTCGAAGCGTGCATGGCGGGTGACGGAGGTGTGGCGTGGTCGTACCGCCATGCCTAATCATATGGTGGACGTTCGATTGACTGATACGGCTGTTGCCGCGCTCACCGCTGGCTACAAGTCTTTCGGATTGTAGTCCCCCTTTTCCGTCAATAAAAATAGTCAACTGTTAAAAGAATGGAGTTATGAAGATGACCGGGAAACTTACTCTCTCGTTTGATATCACTGTCGCATGGAAGCGCAGCAGCGTGTGGGGGGCCTGCCCCACTGCTGAAGCTACCGCAACTCTCTACGAGGGGAATGTGCCACGTCGGCGTGACACCGGCATGGGGCACGCGTCGGGCTGTGGCTATGACAAACGTTCCGCTGCGGTGAATAAGGCGTTGTATGATTTGCCGCTCTTGCAGACGCTGCTATTGTGGCGGGGGTTCCGCCATACGTCTCCGTGGTCTGAGTTTCCACTGTACGGGCTGTCTAAGAGTGAGTATGGTTGGCGGCTTACTGCGGGTGGCGCGGGTATGGGGACTATCGAGCGTATTTTCGAGGCGAATGGTTTCCGTGAGGTATGTAATTCCACCCGTGACGGCATGTACGAGTTCTATCACTTCGAGCGTGTCATGCCGTCGTCTTTCCTGAAACTCATCTGATTAACCAACCAACCAACCGATCTTGAAAGCGAGGTACTGCCATGTTCAATAATTTTAATTCTGTCGATGATTTTACCGACGTCATGTGCCGTCGTTGCGGGTTCCATTATCCCGAGGGCCAACCGCATGATGGGTTGCAGTTGTTCGGTATGAGTGACGTTGACTTGTCGTATACCGATCCGGCTGCCCCGGACGTGGAGAGTTTCGCGGATACTTGCGACTATCCGGAGCCGGTGCGACGTGCGTTGTGTACTGCGATTCGTGGGGAGTTCGAGAACTATTACGATGCTGACTACCGTAATGTGGCCGAGTATTATGACGCTCTCGGCGTCTGCTGTGACGTTGTCGGCGTGGGCTATGACTTCATGGACTGCCCCGCCTCGTTGGGCCGTATCTTCGGTAGTGACTGTTGGAATGTTGACGGCATGTCGTGGCACTTGTATTGCAGTGAGACGAACATGGTGGGCGACGCTGAGGGCGCATGGCCCGATGGTGAGTCGATGATGATGGTGTTGGGTTATCCCGATGATGTTGAAACTGCCGCTTATGTGGAGCAGTTCGGGCAGTGCATGAGTGATGGTGACTGGGATAAGGCTGCGGGGGCGCTTAAGGCGCTTGGCCTTGACTTGGCCTATGGCAATATCGGGCTGACTCTCTCCATCTGATTCGTTGGGACAATCTTTGTTGAAAAAGTGAGGTAATCGCATGTATGTCTTTCAGATCGATAAGTCTCGTGAGGGTGACTGGGAACTGTATGAGATGCTTAGGGATGCTTGGGATGGCGTTGACTATGCCGGGCTGCCTGAGTTCGATGTGGTACTGCCGGATATTGTGGACTGGGTTCGTGGTATAGGCGGTGATGACACGGTGTGGGACGGCTGCGAGTGTCGGGTGTGCCGGTTGTTGTGGTTTGATTCCGCACTGGACATGAGCAATACGGAAACCGCCGTGGCGTGGTTGTCCGCGTATGGGTATGTGTCCCGTGAGTTCTGTGGCGTGGGCTATTCCATCCCGCTTACGGACGGGCATGGGGCGTTGACTGAGATGGCTGTAATCCAGTATGCCATTAACCTTATCTTAGGTAAGGTTGGGGACGGTCGTTACGTTCCGATCTTGGATGACGGCGACTATGAGCGGCGTGAGACTGAGTGGCTGCGCGACTTTTTCGATGGCGAGGTCACGGACGGCATGCTGCATGGCGTTGACCGTGACGCCGTGTTTTGGGCGTGGCGTGATATGACCGACGCGACCAGCGGCGATTGTGATTTCAATGCCGCCATGCTGCCCGAGTATCTTAAGTCTGCCGAGGGGACGGCACATCATGCGTAGGCGTCTCATTGTTGCCGTGGTGGTCGTGTTGGCTGCGCTGATCGTGTGGGATGGTTGTATGCCGTCCGCCGCGTCGGTCGAGTCCCGTTGGGATGGGTGGCGTGCCGCTCACCCGGATACGGTGGCCGCCGCCTACCCGTTCGATGACATCATGCCTTGCGGGTTCGAGGATGGTTCGACGTTGCAAGGTGATTACATGCCGGTCTGCAAGTGGCGTGGGCGCGCCTATGGCGATGGTGTCGGCGCGTCCTATGTACTTGTCGATGGCGTGAAGGTTTTGGAATGGTAGCCGTTTCTAGGAAAGGATGAATCATGGCTAACAGGTATTGGTATGGGTTGCATTGGCCGTATGGTGTCGGCGTTCGGCATGCGGATGATGGTTCGCTGTTTGCGTCGCCGGTCGTGTTTCTATCCAAGCGTGAGCGTGACGCTTGGGTGGATGCTGACCGGTTCGACGGGAACTGGCATCGTAGCGTGGCGTCGCGTGGCGAGGCGTTGCCGTTGATGGCCGGGGCGTTGCGTGACTTGCGTTCGATTGACTCTCGTGGCGTGGCTGGCTGGAATGTGTGTGGCCGGTTCTTCACTCGCCTGTCTGACGCCTACGCGTATTTTCAGGCGGGTGAACAGGCCATGTTGGATGCCATCGAGGGTGCCGAGCATGAGACCGCCCGGCAGATTCTCGACTCGTTCGACGCCCGGTGCGAGGGTGAAGGCTGATCGGCATGTGTAGCGTGTACCCGTGCAAGGTGTTCGCCTGTTATTCTCAGGCGGTGTGCTATGTGGCGTTGCTGACTGCCGTGGGCGATGCCGCCATATTGGAACGGTATGGGCGTTCCAAGTGGCGTGTTACCGTCATTCGTCCCGAAGACTGAAAGTGCCGGTCATAGGTGGGCCTGTGACCGGCTGTGCAAACAAATTTTCCCATTCCATTTATTTACACAAAAAGGATTCTATCATGTTGGACTTGACTATTGGCCGTTGGGAGTTGGCTGCCCGGTATGATGCACGCCAATCGTTCTATCGTAAGGCGTTCTATCGGGTCGAGAGTGTTGCTTCGCTGCCGGATACTGAGGTGCTTGTTACGCTCACCTCGTACGGCACTGACGTGGCCGTGGCAACGGTTGACGTTGATGAGGACTGTGTGGTCGTTACCGATGATGGCACGCCGCTCGTGTGGCTGTGCGCCGACGAGGACGACTATAGTGCGACGACCGTGCGTCATGTGCGGGAGTTCCTGAAGCAGCTTGACCTTGAGGCCGGTTCCAAGGCTGAGATTCTTAAAACGTATGGTTTGCGTGATGGTAAGGATGGTGAGTGACATGTCGGGTGATTCCATTCAGCGCATGTTTTTCGATGATGCTCCCGACGGTTGGCAGGAAGTCGGCTATCTGGTGGTCGTTAACTCTGCTGGCAGACGTACCTCTATCCCGTTGGATGGGCTGGGCTTCGACTTGGATGGCTGGGTTGCATATTCGTTGGCCCGTACGGTCGGCGGCATGGAGACGGCCCGCACGTTCCTCACGTTGTGGCGTGACGGGGCTATGGATGAGGCATTGAAGTCGCTGCCCCACGAGGTCGGCGTGCAATTGTGCATGCCGGTGGTGGTGCGGAACGTGGTACGGGATGATCTTGATACGATCGTCTCGAAGCTGAAGGCGTTGCCGTCCGATGAGCGGGTGGGTGTTCTCCTTGACGGGCTGGATTTGTTCGCCAAGGAGATGTTCCGTCCGTTCGACAGGAAGTCTTTTGAACCGTATTCCGGCGTCTATCGTATCGAGCTTTTCGACTACTGTGTGTCCGAGGAAGATTGGGAGAGGGTGTGGGCTCTGCTGCCCGCATGGTGTGAGCTTGCGTTCAGGCTGGATAATACCGATCGTCCTGATTTTAGTAACGGCTTGATGATGGAGATGTCTCCGGCTGAGATTACGGAGACTTGGGAGAATCTGCCCGACTATAATTATTGGCCTGTGTATTACACCGAGGCCGATGGGGAAGGCAGGGTGTGAGCATGCTGTATTACGAGTTCGCCGGGTTTGACCGTGTTACGAACAAGGAGTATTGGCGTCCTGTTTCCTCATTGCGGTTGCATTGCCGGTGGCTGCGTGATTGGCTGCGTGGCTACCGTTGCGCCCGTAGGGGATATGAGGGGTGGTTGTATTGCAATGTGACCCAAGGGCCTTTGCTGCCGAAGGACATGCTCTCGTTCCGTGACGAAATAATCTGAAGTAATATAGTCAACCATAGTAAGGAAGGTGTTTGGCATGGCTGATATATTGTCCGCGTTCATTGAGAGTCAGAGGGTTGATTCGTCGTTGAACAATCCGGATGATTGGACCAGTGGCACGTATGATTACGTGCCGGTTGAGATTCGTCGTCATTTTAACCCGGATGATTACGATGATTACGAACTGTTGTGCGAGTTGGAGTTCATTCCTTCGCATGGTATCGAGAATGATTGGGATGATCGGGAGGTGGCTGAACTGCTGCGTGAGAATGGGTATCGTATTGTGGATGCCGTCGCGTATGACGCCGATTTCCCGATCATGGAAAGGTAGGCGTGACATGGCCGCCTCGGATGATGCTAGGCTGAACGTATTGCCGAGTGTCATAGGGGGCGGTCATGGGGTTGCGTGAACGGCGTGAGCGTTGCGGGTTGACGTTGCTCCAGTTGGACGCGTTGACCGGTATCGCCTTCACGCGGTTGAGCACGTTGGAGTGCAATGCGTCCGAGGCTCGCAACATGTATTTGGGTACGGCTCGGCGGATTGCCGAC